GTAGTTTGTAATAGTTTATTTTTAGCAGAGGAGATACATTGTGAATAGATACTACGTAGAAATGGAACACCCTAGAGGTAAAGAGGAGCATGGCACTTTTTATATCTACATGATGGCTTATGATTCTAAACAAATCATAGATATGATTGATGGAAAAATAGTGTGGATAGAAAAAACATTTGAATAGGAGATAACATGAATAGATTTATTATAGAACAAACACCACAAGAGATTGCTAAATCTCTATGTGACCAACACATAGTCAAGATGCCACTTGAAGAAGCACAGATGCTATGTACTGCCGTATGGCATCATAGACCTAGCTATGCAGAGGAGCATGACTTGTACAAACCAGTACATCAAAAACATCCTTGTACATTATGGGCACAACGTAATAGGTCAAACTATACATTTGCATGGCAGTTGTACAACGAAATGCTAAATGAATATACTAATAGGTATGGTAAAATTCATGGTGCTAGTAAACATAAAGATGTTCTATTACAAGCTAGGTGGCTTATGCCTTGGTCAAGAGCAGGTGGTATAACTAAACACCCACAATGTTTTAGTGGGCATGATGACTTGAAGACAGATGAGAGCTTTCCTATTGAAGCATATAGGAAATTCTACATAGTTGACAAGTCAAGATTCGCAAGGTATAAGTATACAAATAAACCAACATGGATGAAAGGAGAAGTAGCATGAAGATACACAGAGTAGTACAAATGCTAGGAGCAACAACTAGCACAGGTAAATTAGCAGAGGATATGTATGATTTAAACTACAAGACATACTATTCAGAAGCAGAGGGTAGAGATATTCCTATCTCACATATGGACTTTCAGCACATGGTCAGAGCATTTGTAAAACAGAATGATGAAGATGTTAGGGTTGATACCCAAGAAGGCAAGATCAAAGATACAGTATCTAAGGAAGCCTATCAAGTTATGTGGGATAACTGTGAGAAGTTAAGACAAGACATAGAAGAACTTCAAGAGATGTATGAGCAAGAAGTCAAGCACAAAGAGTTTTGGAAAAAAGCATACTGCGATGAAACAAACAAACTAGGCAAAGGCTATATCTTTAGTGAAATACCTAACGATACAGATGGTCAAGAGTTTGTTGACAAGATGAAGAAGTTCTTTAACAAGAAGACATACAAGATGCGAGTACGTGGACAACACATCAAGCCTGAGTTAAAAGGCACAGGTGCTACCTATTGGGGTCAGAACTTAGATGAATCCACACACATGAGAATATATATTGAAGCAAAGAAAAGCACTTGACTTCTGTCTCAATATCTTATACAACACAATTATCTATGTCGTTACTGACGACACAACCAACCAAAAGGAGAATATAATATGCCATTAGATATAGTACAAGACAAATTAATTAAACTAGATGATAACTTAAACTTTAAGGTAGCTTATGAACCTACTAAAATGAGAGACCATAAGTATGTAGTCAGAGAAGATACAGGAGAATACATGGGTATTGTCGGTAGTGGCTTCAAGTGTGCATCCCACCCTGCATTTTTTGATGCTATGGAAGATGTTATACAAGACAATCGTGACTTCAGAGATTTATATGGTGCAAAGGTTAAACTTAGAAGTGCTAGGAACAATGCATGGTCACTAGTAGATATTACACTACCTAATGTATCACATACTATAACAACATCTAAACATCAGACAGTTATTAATGAGAGAATTATAGGCTTACATGCCATAGATGGTTCTTGTTCTAATCAAGTACACTTTGGTGCTATAGATACTTTCTGTACCAATGGTCAGATCACAGGAGAGTATGACACAGTACGAAAGAAGAACACATCAGGATTTAACATAGATACTTTTATATGGGAACTAAAGAACTCTAAAAGTAACTTTGATGCTAGACAAAAATATCTACAGTCTATGGCTGATACACCTCTCAACGTAGATGGTAAGACATTACTTGAGAAGATAATTAAGTCAGAAAAGTTAGCTGATAAAATGTATAAGTTAGCCTGTGTAGAAATCTCTAAGAGAGGTAAGAATGTGTTTGCATTATACTCTGCCTTCACAAACTATGCATCTTATGCCGATGAGAGAAATGGATTTACTTTACGAAATACAGGCAAAGATACTGTTGCACAATCCATGTGGGCAAGAGAGCAAAAAGTATCACAATGGGTATCATCACCTGAATTTAAATCATTGATGGCAGCCTAAAATGAAGTTATCTAATTTAATAAATGACTATTATTTATCTTTTGATTTCAATAGCTTACGTAAAGAAACTAAAGCACAGTATCAATACTTTTTAGGCATCTTGAATGATACAAAAATAGATGGTAGTACAAAATTAGGTGGTCATAAATTAAGTGACATATCTAGTAAGCTTGCAAAGAGAGCTTATGAGCAATGGTGTGGCAGGGGTGTATCCCTTGCCAATCACATTGTATCAGTAGCTAGGGTTGTATATAACTATGCAATAGAAATGGAGACATACAACATGAATCCGTTTACAGGTATCAAAAAAAGAAAATCTGTATCTAGAAAAGTAGTGTGGTCAAAAGATGATGTTATCAGGTTTCTTGATACTGCCTACTCTGACTTTAGCACACGTAATATAGGACTCATAGGACAGATGGCATACGAATGGTGTCAAAGATTAGGTGATATGAGGGTAATTAAATGGTCTAATTTAGATTTAAACAAGGGTACTATGCATATAGAACAGTCTAAACGTAGAGCAGAGGTATTTTTACCCATATCAGATGAGTTACTTGGTATGTTAAAGCAACAGAATGAAGAGTTTGGGTTTCAAGAGTATGTAGCACCTCGTACAAAGGCTTTTAAGGGGGTCTACAGACCTTATTCTTTACATGAGCTACCTAAACTAGCTAGAAAGATTATGGACACTGCTGAGTTATCTAATGAGCTTAGACTATCAGACTTACGTAGAACAGGTACAGTTGAAATGGTAGATGCAGGTGTATCTATGGGTAATATTATGTCGGTTACAGGTCATGCAAACCCACAATCTGTAAAACCGTACATGAAGAACACACTCAAAAGTGCAAGCCTAGCCTTGAATACACGAAGGGGGTTGACGGATTAAAATTCCCATGCTACAAGGCATTGTCATTGCCCAATGGACTATATATAATAACATATATAATGAAAGGTATATAATATGATTAATATTAGAGAATATGTAACAGACTTAAATGTAAGTAATGGAGATACAAAGAGAATGAATTGCCCTAACTGTAATGGGTATAAAACATTTACTGTTACAAATAATATGGGTCGTCTTGTATGGAATTGTTACAAGGTTACGTGCAGTATAAGTGGTAATAGTAAAGTTAGATTAACTGTAGATGACATAAAAGGTACATTTAAAAAGACTAGGGAAGATGAAACTTTTGTACTGCCTGAGTATGTAGTGCCACACAGATATAGAAGAGAGGTTATGCAATTCTGTGAACTATGGGATTTAGATGTAGATACACTTGATCTTTACTACGATGTCAAAGACAAACGTGTTGTATTTCCTGTGTGTGACAGAGGTACTATCCTAGATGCTGTGGGTCGTTCAATTACAAAGCGACTACCCAAATGGAAACGATATGGAAATAGTGACTTGCCTTTTACTTTTGGTTGTGGTAAAGTCGCAGTTGTTGTTGAGGATTGTGTCAGTGCTTCAGTGATAGGTAGTGATGAGTATGTTGGGGTAGCAGTGTTAGGTACATCATTATCAGAAGCACATAAAAAATATATGACACGATTCTCAACAGCTATAATAGCACTAGACCCTGATGCATTACCTAAGACACTATCTTTTGCTAAAGAACTAAGAGGATACGTAAATGACGTAAGAGTTATAAAACTAAATGATGATTTAAAATACCGTGATAAGAATGACATAATAAATTTAATGAACCTAACCCCAAAGGAGATATAACATGGAACTAGCACTACTAAGAAGTTTAATGGATAAAGAGTTTTATTCAGAACACAGAGGAGCAAAATGTCCTGACAGACTATTCAGCAAGGATGCTCGTAAAATAAAAAATGCAATAGATTCTGCGATGGACAGATACGAGAGAACAGTTACACCTGATGAGATTGAAGCACTGTTTATGTCTAGTAATCCTACGTTGACTACTGCACAGAAACAAGCCTACTCGTCTATGTTTGCACAGGTAAAGAAAGAAACACCTTTAGGTGGAGACATAGCACAAGAAGTATTATCAAAGTTGTTCCAACAAGTAGTTGGAGAAGACGTTGCTAACTTAGGCTTTGAGTATGTCAATGGATCACAGACAAGCCTAGAACCGTTGAGACGTTTGATTGAACAACACAATGATGACTTTACACCTGATTTAAACGTGGAGTGGGATGACATGGATATAGAAACATTATTATCAAAGAATGATTTAGAAGCGAGATGGCACTTCAATATACCTGCCTTGACTAGACAAGTTAGTGGAGTTAATGCAGGACACTTAATTGAGATAGGTGCAAGACCTAACACAGGTAAAACATCTTTTCATGCAAGTATGATTGCAGGACCTAATGGCTTGGCACATCAAGGTGCTAACTGCATTGTCTTATGTAACGAAGAGGGTAGCCACAGAGTTGGTGCTAGATATCTAACTGCATCAACAGGTATGACTATGCAGGAGATAAAGGCAAACCCAACTAAGGCAAGAGACTTGTACGAACCTGTCAAGGCTAATATAAAAATAAAAGATGCATCCAATCGTGACATGGCATGGGTTGAGAGTGTGTGTAAATCTTACAAGCCTGATGTAGTTGTTCTAGACATGGGAGATAAGTTTGCTAGGACAGGTGGCTTTGCTAGACCTGATGAAGCACTCAAAGCTAATGCTATACATGCTCGTATGATTGCCAAGCAACATGAGTGTGCAGTATTTTATATGTCTCAATTATCTGCTGATGCAGAGGGTAAGATTATACTTAATCAGGCTATGATGGAAGGATCACGTACAGGAAAAGCTGCAGAAGCAGATTTGATGATACTTATAGCTAAGAATCCACCCAAGCAAGACACCACAGGTGATGACGAAGACTTACAAAGACATTTAAATGTTGTAAAGAATAAACTAACAGGGTGGCATGGTTCTAGAATATGTACACTAAATTATAAAATAGGAAGGTATGAGGTATGACAAAGTATTTAACTTGTATCAAGTGTGATATAGAACAACCTGTAACACAGTTTATTGCCATGAAGTCAGGTGAGATAAAAAGAACCTGCAAATCGTGTAAGAATGGACACAAGGCTATAATTAAAAAACTAAGGAGTGAAAATGAATATCCTAGTGAAAGTTATTGTTGTCCTATATGTGAAAGAGATATAGAGGAGTTATCTAAGTATGGTCAGATGAGAATGAAGAATTGGGTACTAGATCATTGCCATGAAACCAATACCTTTAGAGGTTGGATATGTCATCACTGTAATACTGGACTTGGAGCATTTGCTGATGAGACAAGAAGATTAGCAAATTCTACAAGATACTTAGATGAACATAGAGCTAAGATAGAAAAGTCAGAAAGTATGTATACTAAGAAAGATATACCTGATCTGATGCAAGAGTTACATCAACAACAGATTCTTGCTAAGGAGTGCGATCAAAGAAATTATCATAAACTACAATACTCTAATTCCTCTCAAAGAGAAGTTGGTAGACTTAAAAAACTAATAAAGTTAATTGAAGCAGGTCTTGATGTAGAAGACTATGAGAGTGGCACTGTATTAGTTAATGGTAAGTTTGTAGTCACACTATTGAATGATAATTGGAGAAATCTGTATAAGAATAAATGGTACAGACATAAAGCTGATATACAACACTTCATAGATAATTATGTATTAAAGGAGTATAAACAATGAAACTAACACTAGATGTAGAAAATACAGTAACCAAACGAGGTGGCAAGATGCACCTTGATCCATTTGAATCTACTAATAAATTAGTAATGGTAGGTTGTTTAACAGATACAGGAGAAGAGTATTTGTTTAGAGATAACTTTGATGGTGTGCAAGAGTTATTAGACAAGGCTACTATTCTTATTGGACACAACATATCTTATGACCTGATGTGGTTATGGGAATGTGGCTTTAAATATGAGGGTTCTGTCTTTGATACTATGTTAGCTGAGTACATAATACAGAGAGGTATAAAGCAACCCCTATCACTTGAAGCCTGTGCTGAGAGGTATGACTTAGACACAAAGAAACAGGATACATTAAAGGAGTACTTTAAACAAGATATAGGAGTAGATGAAATACCACCTGAAGAATTATCAGAATATCTGTCTGCTGACTTACATGCTACTCAACAATTATCTGATACTCTTTATAAAAAATTAAATACTATAGAATATAGCAAGCTTATGGATTCGGTATTATTGACTAATAAGGTATCAATTATACTTGCAAAGATATACAAGAGAGGTTTTTCTGTTGACAAATCTAAATTAGATCAGGTTCGCACAGAGTTTGAGAAAGAGAAACAGGAGACAGAAAAAAGACTACAGGCACAAGTATCAGAGTTAATGGGAGATACATCTATTAATTTAAACAGTCCTGAACAGATGTCTTGGGTTATCTATAGTAGAAAGCCTAAAGAGAAGGCTACGTGGATGAATAACTTTACTCCTTATATGAATAAGGCAGACTTTATGTACAACTTAGATATAAACTCTGATATAGTGTATAGAACTACAGCAGTTACGTGCAAAGAATGTTATGGTACAGGTCATCTTAAAAAGATAAAGAAAGATGGTAGTCCTTATCTTAAACAACCTAAGTGTCCTGCATGCGAGGGTAGTGGTTATTTGTTTAAACCTACAAATAAAATAGCAGGATTTAAATTTAACCCACCTACTTCCAAGTGGGTGACTGCCAATGGTTTTAGTGTTAATAAAAATATGTTGGCTACATTACAGACATCAGCTAAGAGAACTAATAATACAAAAGCATTACAATTCTTAACTGATCTGCAAAGAGTATCAGCTTTGGATACATACTTATCATCTTTTGTAGAGGGTATAAATATATATTTAAAACCTGATAGCAAACTGCATGTAAGGCTATTACAGCATCGTACTTCTACAGGAAGATTTAGTGGTGCAGAACCAAACATGCAGAACATGCCTAGGGGTGGTACATTTCCTGTTAAGAAAGTATTTGTTTCACGATGGCAGGGTGGTAAGATACTTGAAGCTGACTTTGCACAGTTAGAGTTTCGTACTGCAGCTTATTTATCACAAGACAAAACAGCAATGAAGGAGATT